TGTTAGCTGCGATGGCCGCCGTGTTGACGGCTGTTTGCGGGTCTGCCGAAACGCCGCCAAGGCTTGGCGCTAAGCTCGGCATTAGAGCACCCCTTCAGTCACAAACAGACGGCAGCGCGCCGTTGTGCCAGCGGTCCATACCCACAGGATCTTGCAGTACCGGCCGGGGCAGTCGGTGAAGTTTGCGTATGCCTGCACAAGCGCGTTGTTGCCTGTCGGGTTGATGTCGACCAGGTACCCTACGCCGGCCGTGTTCGTCTCCGCAATCAGGTTGCGCACGAACGGCGCATTGTTCTTGTCGCCGCTGAAGTACAGCCGGAACGATCCTTGTGGGCTGTCCGTAGGCGCGGCGTTGTCCGTGCCGTTGTCTATGATGCACTCGATACTCAGGCGCTTATCCGCGCCGAGCTCGATAGCAGGGCAGTTTGCCAGCACGGTGTTTGGGTCGGTGCTAGATAGCGTGATCGTGATTGGCGTGGTTAGCAGCGCGGACATTCAAGCACCTGGTGGTTTATGGTGATTGTGCATGCGGCGCCCAAGACGCGCGCGTAATCGGGACGGTTAGACGTAATTGATCAGCGTGACAATCCAAAGTTGAGCAGGGCAAAGCTTCTTCAGCAGCGCCTCTAGTTCATTGCGTCGCGCAGCCGGGATGTTCACGAATGTTCCGTATGTCGATCCGCACCAAGTAGCGAAAAATGGCCACTTGGCGGTATCGCTCGGAATCGGAGGCGGCGCCTGTCGCGTCAGATTCAGGTTAACCAAATAGTGCACTTCGTTGTTGAGCCAGTTGGTGCACACGAACTGCACCTGCGGCACGCCGAGCAGCTGGCTTGCCCGACACACGAACGGCGCGTCCGTGAGCTTCCTGCAGACGTACGCGCCACGCAGCGGCTGGTTCGTGTACGTGCGCGGGTCGCGCGCTGTGATCGTAGGCAGCGCCGTCGGGTCCCACCACTCGTAGATGTAGAGCGGGAATCCAGCGGCCTGCACTACGCTCTGCAGATAGCTTGGCGACTGCCCACCCTGTGCCTGCCACGCGCCCGTGAGATGTAGCCTGCGGTCGCTGTCGGTGGCCCCGGCGCTCGGCGTCAGACCGAACTGCGCCTCCCATTGCGATAGCTGGCGCGTCGAGTTCGGGTAGAGGTCGTCGTGCACATCATCGATGAACTGGCGCACGTCTGTCGGCAGCCCAGTCAGCCCGACAAAGAACGAGCGCAGCGTCTTGGCGATCGTGATGCGCCACGCCTGAGCCTGTGGCAGCAAATGCTGGAAGATGCGAAGCCACACGTCAGAAGCTCCGTGGGCCTAGGTCAGACCAGTTCACGCGGATGCCATAGACCTGCGCATAAAACGTAGTGGTCGGAACCGCTAGGTTTGCCGCCGTTATCCTCACCTGCAGCCTGGATGTTGCATTTGCAATGGTCCACGGACCAGACAGCGTCAGCGTCTGAATGTTTGTGCTAGCGGTAGCAGTTGTCTCGGTTCCCATGGTCGGGTCGCCTGGCGCTGCGTTGTACGTGACAGACCGCACGCCAGCAACCAGCTTGGTTGTTGCCAGGCTGTTCGACAGCGTCATCACCTCAACCGAGGTGACGATTGCGCCGTCCGGTAAATCTAGCAGCCATGAAACGGTGCTCAGACTGCCGTAGTTGATCATCTCGCCAGAACCAGGCGCATACGCCAGGCTGGTTGTGCCAGGCGCGTCCAGCATCCCACTAGGCAGGTTGACCCAGCTATGCCGAGTGCGCGGAGCTGGGGCTCCCACTACGTCAGCGTAGAGAAACTCGCTCGCCGTCCCGGCCAACACCGCCGCGCATGACGCGTTATTCAGAATGACCGTCTGCGTGAAGTCGTTTAGCCCGGTCCACACATGCAGGCCGGCTTGTAGCGCGGCTAGGTATTGCGATGCGCCGACCTTGTCAGGCGTACCGGATGCGGTAACCGCTCCTGCATCCAGGATGGCCTGCAGGAATCCCCACACGTCGTTGATCCAGTCGCGCTCAAGCGGCGTGCCAGTGCCGTCGCCAGCAACGGCCTCATTCTGCGCTTTGCCAAGCGGATATGCGGGGTCCGACGTGGACACCTGGCCGGAGTATGATGAGCTCGGAATCAGCGCCATCGTGAGCCTCGTTCAGACGTAGGTGAAGGTTCCGGCCTTGGCCTTTTCGCCATTGCCGAGCGTGTATGCAGGAGTGATCGTGATGCCGAGATACATCTTGACCGTCGTCACACTTCCGCCCACCGCGTTGATCGCATCGTCGATAACGCCTGACACCGCGGCCACGGTAACGCGGTCTAGTCGTGGTAGGATAGATAGCCCGACGATGAACGGCTCACGCGATCGCAGGTACTGGTCGACAGCAGTCTGAATGGACGCTTTTGCGCCGACAACATCGCCTGCTGTCAACCCGGTGATCGTGATGTTGAAGGCGGTGCGCGCAATGGGATGCACTACGACTAGCGCGCCTGCCGGGCGATTCGTGGCCAGCCCGTTTACGTCGAGGTTGATGGCGTTCAGCACGGCCGTTTGCTGCGGCCCTGTCGGGATGCCGTCTGGGCTGCCAGAGCTAGCGACAGTGGCCTCGGCGTAGACGTCGACGACGCCGGGCGTGGCAGACGTGTACGGGTAGATGTTGACGATGCCAGCGACGCTCGTGCCCCAGACTCGGTAGTCTGCGTATGCACCGCCCTGTGGCTTGGCCTGGAAGCGCTTCACGATGCGTGCGCGGTACGCATCAGACGATTCAGCATCGGCGCCCGTGACCTCAACCGTCGCCACCGTCACGTTCGTCGCGACGTTTGGCAGCGGGTTAGCGATGTTCAGCACGGTGCCCGATTGCAGGTTGCCGATTGAACCAGATCCGTCGCCGCCAGACTGGTCGCTCGTCGCTCGAATGCGCACGAGAACAGATCCAGCATTGAGCGCTGCCGATGCAGTCGTCAGGTATAGAACGCCTGTTGCAGGGTATAGAATCTGCGTGCCCGACGGCATGCTTCCCGTCTGTACCAGCACCGTCACGACGACGACCATCTCAGCCTGCGTGGCCGCGATTGGATCGCCTACGCCGATGAGCCTGCCCCACTCCTTCAGCGGGTTGATGACGCGCCCGTTGATGACGGTGTCTTTATCTGACGCGTACTGAACGAATAGATTCAGAGCTATACTTCCAGCGTACTTATACAGCAGGATGAACACGCCGCTGAGCGCCTTCGCCAGCACAGCGATGAACGAACGCGGCAAAAGCGGCACGCTCTGGGCGATTGCCGACTCGATCTGAGAGGTGATGTTTGTAGCCAGCGCGGCTGTAGTCGGCGTGGAGATGTTCATTTGCTCTGGCTCCACTGTTGCGCGAACACGTACGTGTAAACGCGGTCCGCGACCGTGATGTTGATGGCGATGCTCACGTGGTTCAGCGCTGGCATCGACACGACTACGTCAATCGAGCTGGCTACGCTGACGAGCATCCATGACAGGTCGGCGTTCACCGCGTCCTGAACACGCAGCATGTTGGCTGGCACAGCCGGTAGCGACAGCAGCGTGCTCTGCGTGCGGCTTCTGTACATTTTCGCAGGGTCGGTCTCTCCAAGATTGGCCCAGAACTGCTTGCTGTCATCGCCCTGTAGCCCGCTGTCTAGCTCATTGCCGCCGAACAGGCTCAGATACACGGCCACATCTAGCCCGCTCGACATCGTTACCAGTCCGCCCAGTATCTCGATGTCGCCACCATCGGCAGCGTTGACCAGCTTGACGTCCACCACTTGCGCAGCTGGGCTCGTGGGCTGTGGATTGGCTGGCGCCTGCGTGACTGGCAGCAGGTAGCTGAATGAATAGCTCATGGTTAGAAGCCCATCCCAGTGAACGCCGCCGCAATCTCAGCGTCGCTAGCCGCGCGCGATGGCAGGATCTGAAAGTCAGCCATACCGCCTGCCCACGGATCGAACCCGTTTTTCAGGCCGCCAGAATCCCACGCGCCCCACTGCCCGATGTTCAGCTGCCGAGTTCCGTTAGCAGCGCCGTTTGGCTTCGTTAGCGCGCCGGACGTCTGAGTAGTAGCGGGCGTATTGACCTGGTAGGTGCAGTTTCCGCCAGACGTCACGCGGCGGATCGCGAACGGCGTCCAGGCTCCTCGAACGAGTGTGATTGTTGATTGGTAGATTACGTCGGTCAAACTTCCAACTGAAGGTCCATACTGATGATAGGCGCCAAGCTGGCCAGTGCTGTTTACCGACACGCGGTACAAGCACGCCGGAGCGCCTGATCCAGTGGAGAACGCCGACGAGTAGTCCAGGCATGTCTGATAGCTCGCGCCATTCGGCCGCCAGTACACCCGGCCTATGAACGTGAAGTCTCCAATCGAGAACAGCGCCGTGTTGGCTGCTTGCGAAATGCAGTCGGCGCGCGCAGCTGTCGCCACCAGGTCATTGCAAACACTATACTGTCCGGTGATCAAGTCGGGCACCGGGTTAGGCGTCCATGACGTGTCGAGAGCGTAGCCGTTCGGACCACGGTCCGTTTTGAAGCTGCTCGGCGTGCCCGGCGTTCCGAGCAGAGACCATGCCGCGCCGCATCCCGTCAAAATGGGCTGCAGCGAATATGCCGACCCGCTGCCCAGGTCGAAAAACACATCCGGTTCAGCAGGCCATCCGCCGTCACGAATCAAGACGAACGCGCCGCTAGACTGCGTGCTGCGAAGGTACGGGTACAGGAACGCGCCGTCGCGATAGGCTCGCTCTTCGACGCGCTGACCGCTACCGAAGCTGACGCTTATCGCCACGACGGCGCCGGTCGACGTGAATGGTAGCGGCGTATTGGTCTGCGCCAGTCGCGTGCCGGCCGCGATGCCTGCTGTTACACCCACGTCAGCCGCCTACTTTCAGGCGTTGGCTGGCGCTGCTCGTAAGAAGCGCCAGCGCCGTCTTGATGGTGGTCAGGCCGGTCTCCGTGCCAGACGGCGTAGACGCGACGAACGCCGCCAGTATGGCATCCACGACGCTCGCCAAGGCAGCCGAGTCACTCGAGCCCGCCACACTAAGCACGCCTACCGCGGAGAGCGTCAGGGAGCCGCCTGCATTGGTCGCGACGATGCTGCCATCGCCCTTCAGCCAGACGTCGCCCATGACTGCGCCGCTGGCGTCGCGCGAGTACAGGCGCACCTCGCCGGGAGCGGCCTTACCAGCGTTGCGGGTGTCTGCGTAGCCGGTGGCCTGCTCGCAGCCGGTGCCGCTGGAGTCTTCGAGCGCGACCGTATCGCCTGGCAGCGGCAGCGCATCGACGCCTGGGTTCGTCATGTGCGGCGCAGTGGCGTTGCGTCCGCCGTCAGGGTTACACGTTACATCGACGCCATTGCCGCCAGCGTCGACCACGTGGGAAGCGAATAGGACTTCAGCAGTACGTCCCATTCAGTCCTCCCACGGCAGCGAAGTTGGCTGGATTCCGCTGAAAGCGCCCGGCAAGACGATGCCTAGCGAAGCAGTCAACTCGTTCGCCGATTGCTTCAACACGACATCTCGAATCAAGAACTCATACGGTTTGTAGATCATCCCCGACGGGGCCTTGACGACGATTGTCGTGTTCGGCTCCCAGAGTTTGCCTCGCGGGTCGCGCCAAGTGGGAACATTCAGGACGTAGCTGCAAAAACCGCCGTACATGCGGCCCAGTTTTGCGCGTACCGCAGCAGGCGCGTCGGCCTTTTCGCAGTCATCCAACTTGAACCCGTAAGGCCTAAGCACACCACCAGCTAGCCGCGTGTTGCGCTCTGTATACTTCGTGCCTGCCTGGCCACGCTTATGTGACGAAAATCCCGTCACTTCCGAAAAATAGTCCTGTGGACTGAATGTCGCCGCCACGCCGATCAGTGGCGGCACGCCCTCCACGAGCCGCGCCACGGGATTGCCAGGCTCGACAGACTGCTGCATGAGCAGCTCGCCCTGCGGCGTGCTCGATAACACTAGCGAGCGCTGCTTGGCTAGCTCAGATAGGAAGTCCTGAACCTTCTGGTCTGATTCTGCCTTACCATCTACCTTGCGACTCTTGGTATTGACGCGGCGAAACGGCGTTCCATCCGGCGCGGTGACGACTACGCCGACGCCGAACGGAAGTGCGAGACGCTGCGCAATCTGCCGCAAGCTCAACCCGTTAGTCTCGAACGGCAGAAGCGCTGGCGGGATAGTGCAGTCGGCTAACACAGCTGGTTTCGAGTACGCGGATATCGCCACCGT